TTAGAAAAACAAATGGAACTCTTTGAAGATGGTGGCCTTCGTGATGAAGGTGGCATGGTAGATGAGGTGTCTGGTAATGATGTACCAGTAGGTAGTACTCGCAAAGAAGTACGAGATGATATTCCTGCTATGCTTAGTGAGGGTGAGTTTGTTTTTCCAGCCGATGTAGTTCGTTATATTGGCTTAGAAAACTTAATGCGTATAAGACAAGACGCCAAGCAAGGCTTAAAGCAAATGGAAGCTATGGGTCAAATGGGTAATGGTGATGAGGCTGTAATACCTGATGATATGCCGTTTGGTGTAATGGATTTAATTATTGTTGATGGTGGTGAAGAAGAAGAACCACAAGAGAAAGCACAGGGTGGTGTTATTCACGCCAACCAAGGTACGTTTGTAACTCCTATGTTTGATCCATCAGATCAAGATGTACGTGAGTATAAAAACGATAAAGGTGATAGCCTGTTTATACCATTCTTAGGTGGTGAACCAGTATACCCAGTTCCAACAGGTTATTTTCCAGCAGGACAAGCACCAGAAAAAACAGAAACAGAACAGGCTATTCCTGTAAGTGATGATAGTGATCCACCACCTCCCCCACCACAATCTGAGTTCCAGAAAGCTGGTGGCTTTGGTATGGACACTTCTGCTACAGACGGTAAAGCTTTAGCTACGTGGATTAAAGAAGCGGAAAGAGCAGGAACTGTTGGTAATGTAGTTGCAGGTATTGCCGCTACTATTAACCCACTAATAGGTGGTGCTATTTTTCTTGCAAACAAAAAACAAAAGAAAGAAATTATATCAATGCTTGACGAAAAAATTGCTCAAGCACAAAAAACCCCTATTGCTGGGCAAGTTAAAGCTTTGCGTGATTTAAAAACCCGTTTGACAACAGACGAAGGTAAAGGTATACTGTCTAAAGTAGTTAGCGGAATTATGGATACTGTTTCTGACGCACTAGGTTTTGGTGAAGAAGAAAAGAAAAAAGCTAAAGTTAATACCGTAGTAGCTGCAGGTTCAAATACAGATGAATCAGACGATGCTACAAAAAACAAAATTGATATTGTTGATAAAAATGCAGGTGGTGCTCCAGACCCAGATGCTCTTGCTGATGCCTTATCAACCGCAGATGAAGCGGCAATTGCAGGTTCTACATTAAAAGAAGATGGCACGTATGATATTAGTTCTTGGTATACTGCGGATGATTTAGAGGCTACTGATGGAACTACTACACCAGAGATTCCCAGTGTAACTGAACTGGGACGTGATTTAATAAAATCTGAGGGTGGAGACTTTTTACGAAAAAATCTAGGAACACCTGATTACAATCATGGTATGAGGTTTAGGGATAATAGGGTAGACGAGCCGCCAAGCATAGCTATGCCAGAAGAACCTACTGTACCTTCGTTAACTGAACCAACATTACCTAGTAGATCTGACATAGAACTAGAAGTTGGCCCTGCTAAACCCGCTAATGTTACAACTGCTGTAGATGATCTGCGTAAAAGTATAGCTGATTTAAGTTACGATGAAAGTAGAGCTACCGCTATGTCTTCATTATCAGGCTTTGGTGAAGATGCATCAAGTCAAGCTATTAGATCGTATCTTGAAAAAGCTATGAATAACGTAGATACAATTGTAAAAAGTTCGGATACACCCGTCACTACACCTACTACTACAGCACCTGTACAGGGTGGAGGTGATGACGATGATGGCCCAAGTTTTGCAAGTCTAGGTGACACTGCACAAGCAGCACAACAAGCATCACAAAACGTTACCACCACAGTTGAAAAAGATGAAAGTGGAAATGTTACGGGAGTAACTACAACAGGTGGTACTGAAGAAGAACAACAAACAATGCAAGATTACGTCACATCTGCAGCCGCAGGTGCAAAAGGTGGATTATTTACAAGGCGTAAAAAGAAAAAGAAATAATCCACAATTTGACTGGCCTACCCATCCCCCTCCAACAAGGCTACGGTGGCCCCAGTAAGGAAGACTAAATGTCCAATACAGTTATGGCTGAAGAAATGCAGCCTCAGAAAAAAGTAGCATTCGCAAATCGTAAGTACACAAACGAAGAACGCTTGCAAAAAGAAGAAGAAGAGCTTGAACAGTTAATAGCTGAACAAAGGGGTGAAGCAGAAGGGTCTAAAGAACCACAAGAAGCTGAACCAACAAACGCTGAAGAACGTAGCTTTAAAAAACGTTATGGTGATCTACGTAGACACCAACAGCAAAAAGAAAAAGAATATGAAGATCGTGTTAGTGCACTTGAGCAACAACTTAACCAAGCAACTAAACAAGAAATCAAACTTCCTAAGTCGGATGATGATATTGAAGCTTGGGCAAAACGGTATCCAGATGTAGCTGCTATTGTTGAAACGATTGCAATTAAAAAGGCAAAAGAACAATCTGCAGAACTAGAGGATCGTGTAAAAGTTGTAGATGAAATGCGGGAAACTGCAGCACGTGAAAAAGCTGAAGCAGAACTACTTCGCTTGCACCCAGACTTTAATGACATTCGTGATAGTGATGATTTTCATGAGTGGGCAGATGAGCAACCTAAATGGGTACAAGATGCATTGTATGAAAATGACAATGACGCACGTTCAGCGGCTCGTGCAATTGATCTTTATAAAGGTGATCGTGGCATTAAGAAAACTAAAGCCTCGTCAAAAGATGCTGCACGTTCTGTGGGTACACGGAACCAACGCAGTAAACCTCAAACAGATGGCACGGGAAATGCCATAAGAGAGTCTGAGGTACAAAAGATGTCACCACAAGAATATGAACGTAATGCAGATGTAATTATGGAATCTATTCGTGCTGGTAACTTTATTTACGATTTATCTGGTTCTGCTAGGTAAAAAGTATTGACAATGTAGTTATTTATGTTATAACTATATGTACAATGAGTAGTACAGCCCCAGATATGGACACCTGTACTACTTATATTCCCCACGCAAACAACAGTCCTTACGGATTACCTAATACGTATGGCCCATATGACATAAAGATCATGACTGATCATTGTGATTTTTAAATCATATGCACCCATAAACGATTAGCCTCCTATATAAGTATCTGTGTGTTTAGCATCTGTTTTGCTAAAGGAGACGAATGTTATGGCATTCCCAACGGCATCCGGTTACGGCAATTTACCTAATGGTAACTTTAGTCCAGTAATCTATTCCAAACAGGTGCAACTTGCATTCCGCAAGGCATCTGTTGTTGAAGCAGTCACAAACTCCGATTATTTCGGTGAGATTGCTAACATGGGTGACTCAGTTAAAATTATTAAAGAACCTGAGATCACCGTAAAACAATACGACCGTGGTACACAAATCACACCACAAGACTTAGATGACGAGGATTTCTCGTTAACCATTGATAAAGCTAACTATTTTGCTTTTAAAGTGGATGATATTGAGGAGGCTCATAGCCACGTCAATTTCCAAAGTCTTGCAAGTGATCGTGCTGCATATCGTTTGGCTGACCAAATGGACCAAGAAGTTCTTGGCTATCTGTCTGGTTTTTCTCAAGCTGCACTTCATGCAAATGCAAGCGCAGTTAATACATCTGTAAACGGTACAAAAGCTATTGCTACCGCTTCTGATGGTGCTACTTGGTTGGTGCAGAACTATTGGCATCTATGTCACTAGACGCATCCGACTTCACAAACACATCAGGAACTGCAGGTGCTGCCAATAACTCTATTGGTATTGAGCCTCGTGCAGGTGGTGCTACTGCTGCAAAATCAAGTACTGCAGGTAATGCATTTCCATTGCAGATTCTTGCACGTATGTCTCGTTTGATGGACCAACAGAATGTTGATACACAAGGTCGTTGGATCGTTGTGGACCCAGTATTCATGGAAGTCTTGAAAGATGAAGACTCACGTTTGTTGAATGCTGACTTCGGTGGTTCTGGTTTGCAGAATGGTTTGGCGGTAAGTAACCTTCATGGTTTCCGTGTTTACACTTCAAACAACCTACCATCACTTGGTACAGGTTCTTCAACAGTTGGTGGAGTTAACTCAACTAACTTTGGTGTCATTGTCGCAGGACATGATTCAGCCGTTGCAACTGCAGAGCAGATCAACAAAACTGAAACATATCGTGACCCTGACTCATTTGCAGATATTGTCCGTGGTATGCATCTATATGGTCGCAAGATTCTTCGTCCTGAAGCAATCGTTACCGCAGCATATAACTTGGCGTAAGGGAGAATTAGATAATGGCTACTATTACCGCAACTCTGGCTCCTGCGCACGGAAGTGACTCACGTGGACGCCAGCCTTACATGGTTGAACAAACCATTGACTTGACTGCAAACAGCATTGCCCCCGGTGATGTAGTACAGGCTCTTACTGTACCTGCTAATACTAAAATTATTGCTGCAGGTATTCAAGTAACAGCTTCTGCTACTCAAAACACTGGTACAGATGCTACTGCTACATTAGGCACAGCTGTAGACGCTGATGAGTACGTGGCTGCATTTGATATTGACGGTGCTGCTGATGGAGCGTATGCTCCTTCCGCTACTGTAGCTGGTGATGTTATCATCACTTCTGCAGATACACTTGACGTAACTCTTGCAGGTTCAGGTGCATCATTTACTGCAGGTACACTACGTGTGTATGCCGTAATGATGGATGTTAGTGCACTTGGTGAAATGACTGCTAATGAAGTAGATCGTGACACACTAGCGTAACTAAAGCAAATTAAGGGGCTGCTTTTATAGTGGCCCCTTTATGCTCATTTAAAAAAGGACTCCAATAATGGCTATCACAACAGCAATGTGTACAAGCTTTAAGTCGGAACTACTGGGTGGTACTCATGATTTGGATACCAACTCAATTAAGCTTGCACTAATTAAAGCTTCACCTACAGGTACGTATGGTGCAGCAACTACTAACTATTCTGACGTAACAGGTAACTCTGATGAAGCTACTGGTACTGGCTATACAGCTGGTGGACAGGTACTAGACAACGTTACTATCTCAGTAGATGGCACAACAGGTATTGTAGACATTGACGATGAAGTATTTACTTCCTCAACTATTTCTGCAGACGGTTGTATCATTTATAATTCATCTCAATCAAATAAGGCTATTTGTGTAATTGACTTTGGTGGAACACAAACATCTACAAACGGTGACTTTACTATTGAGTTCCCTGCTGCAGATGCATCTAATGCAATTATTCGTATCGCATAAATAGGAGCATAAACTATGGCTCTTGTACTAAAAGACAGAGTAAAACAAACCACTACCACTACGGGTACAGGAAGTATTGTACTTAATGGCACCATTGATGGGTTCCAGACTTTTGCTGCTGCTTTGACAGACGGTGATACTACTTACTATGGTATCTTTGAGCCTAGTACAAATGAATATGAAGTCGGGTTAGGAACGTGGACTGAAAGTACAGCCACACTAGCTCGTACTACTGTTTTAGAAAGCTCCAACTCAGGTAGTGCCGTAAGTCTTACTGCACAAGCTGAAGTGTTTATTACACAACCTGCTGAAAAAGCAGTATTCTTAAATAGCAGTGATGTATCTGAATTAGGTGATGGTCTAAAGGTAGACAGTGCTAGTGGTTCTATTACAGTTACGGCAGAAGACGGATCAGGCAATGTAGATGCGACTATACCTCGTGATGGTATTAGTCCTATATCAACAATTACGGTTACAGTTGTAAACTCTGGTGGCAACAAGTATGCACTTGATGGTACAGTACAGCAAACAGCAATACTTAAACCATCTGTGACATATCGGTTTGATCAATCGGATAGTTCAAACTCAGGACACCCATTACGTTTTAGTACAACATCAAATGGTACACACGGTGGCGGTAGTGAGTTTACTACAGGTGTTACTACATCAGGTACTCCAGGTAGTGCAGGTGCATATACTCAAGTACGTTTTGAGCAGGATGTAGCTGCTAAACTATATTATTACTGTAGTGTACACTCAGGTATGGGCGGTGCTGCAGAAACTAAAAGTATATCTACTACAGGTGGTGCATTTACAGGAGCAGTCACAGGTACTGACTTAATATTGTCTGGTGACCTTACAGTAAATGGTACTACAGCTACAGTTAACACAACTAACATGGTTGTTAGTGATGCATTGATAGAACTTGCTAACGGAACAACAGGTACACCTGCAAATGACTCAGGACTTGTTATAGAACGTGGCGATAGTGACAATGCGTTTATTGGTTTTGATGAATCAGCAGATAAGTTTATTGTAGGTACAGGTTCATTTACTGGTGCAAGCACTGGTGACCTTACAATCACTACTGGAACACTTGTAGCTGACCTAGAAGGTAATGCAGATACAGCTACAGCATTAGCTACAGGACGTACTATTAGTCTTACAGGAGATGTTACGGGTACTTCTGCTTCATTTGACGGTTCAGGTAATGCATCTATCGCAACTACTATTGCTGCTAACTCCGTAGCACTAGGTACTGACACTACAGGTAACTATGTTCAGCAAGGTACAACATCAGGAAATGGTATTAGCGGCAGTGTTAATACTGAAGGTGGTACATTTACTGTCGCATCAAATGCAACAAACGCAAATACTGGAAGTACTATTGTATTCCGTGATGCATCAGGTAACTTTAGTGCAGGTACTATTACTGCTGCTCTTAGTGGTAACGCAAGTACAGCTACTTCTGCTGCTGCTCTAACAACTGCACGTAATATAGCACTGACAGGTGCGGTTACAGGTAATGCTAACTTTGATGGCTCTAGCAATATCAGCATCACCACTACTGCTACATCTGATCCGACAATTACTTTAACAGGCGCAGTTACTGGTTCAGGCACAATGACCAACTTGGGTAACGTGTCTATTACAACAACTGCAACTGCTGATCCAACACTGACACTATCTGGTGATGCATCTGGTTCTGCTACATTCACTAACCTTGGCAACGCTACACTCACTGTTACTGTAGCCGATGATAGTCACAATCACGTTATCTCAAACGTAGATGGTTTGCAAACTGCATTGGATGGTAAGCTAGGCACTACTGCAAAAGCAGCCGATAGTGAATTGTTAGATGGTGTTAATGGCGCAAGTTATTTACGAAGTGATACAAGTGATACTTATACAGGGACGCTTACTTTAACAGGTACTTTAAATGCTTCTGGTGTTATTTCTGCGGAAAGCCTACAAGAAGACTATGACGCTTTATCTGG